AAGTTCGAATTCAACAGTTGTGGGTTTATTATGATCAAGTCAATGTGACAGGCGATCTGGATATATCTGAAAATTATCAAAAATTAAAAATACAAATTGATACCGATTCAGAGAATGCGAATGCCTATGCTGATAAGGCGATCAAGAAGATCTATGCCAACTGGCTTGGCAGCGGAAACGCTGGCTTGATTATCACTTTGGCTGGCCGCTTATTGTCTCGCTATGCTGGCACTCCAAAGATCACAACATTCAAAATTGACATGAAGGATGCTGATTTCTGGACAGGTGCAATTGCATATCTGGATACTTCAGCCTTTCAAGGTTCAGATGGCGCTAACCTATCTCAAAAAATGCAGGTATTAAAAGCCTCTGAAGATCATGATAAACAGATCGCAACACTTGAGGCGGAAAGCTGGGAATTTGAAGTTTTAAGATATGGCTTCATTGCGCCAAACACGATGGGTGATTATACTGCTGAGAGCGCCGCCAATCAGAATGATTACGGGTTTATAAGCCAAAATGACGGCACATACACAAACGGTGATAACGCTCACTTAATAGCTTGATGGAGTAATAAGATATGACTAATATCATTACAAATGAAATGCCTGAGACTGTTACAGTCTCATGCCCGTTAAAACGATTTCAACAACGATATGTTTCAAAAGGTTGTTTTAATTGTGAGTTTTACAAAGGTACAGCGCCGCTAACTGACGCACTAGAGACAGAAGTGAAGGATAAAGTAACAGGAGTTGTGAAAGGCACAAGGCCGCTTGCATGGCACGAAAAGAATATGATTGTTTGCGCTTATCCTATGACTCGTAGATGTGCAAATATGGCAATAGTAGAGGAATAAAAGCATGGCATGGGTAAACATTCCAGATAGTGACATAGATCCAGATTCTCCGATCACAACAGGCTTAATGACAGCCTATCGTGATAATATTGTAGAGGCCGCACCAACTGGAAAGATTATCTTATGGCCAACAGCAACAGCGCCCAGCGGGTTTCTCGAATGTGACGGGACGAGCTTAAGCCGCACCACGTACGCTGTATTGTTTGCGGTTATCGGCGTAACTTATGGCAACGTGGATGCTAATACATTCAATATCCCAGATTATCGCGGTGAATTTTTGCGTGGCTGGGATCACGGTGCAGCAAACGATCCCGATCGGGCAAGCCGAACCAATCGCGGCGACGGGACAACCGGCGACAATATCGGTACGAAACAAGCGAGCCAATATAAGAGCCATAGTCACTCAACGGCTTTATATAATAATAACGGATCAGGAACAGGGAACCGCGTAGAAGAAATATTAAGTTATCAAGCGACCACCGGATCGGCCGGCACATCAAGCAGCGGCGGCAACGAAACGCGGCCGCGCAATGTCAATGTGATGCCTTGTATAAGATACACAGGAAATTAAAAAAATGAAGATTAATAATTTTGATCGTGATACTGGCGAGTTTTTAAGACAGACTGACGCGAAACAAAACCCACTCGAAGCCAATCAGTTTTTACTGCCAGCGAATGCTGTATTTGATGCCGATTGCCCTTTGCCAGTATTAGCTAAAAATGAAGCGGCGAAGTTTAACGGGGTTGAGTTTGTTGCTGTTCCTGATTATCGAGAAATAACTTATTATTTGAAATCAGATGGCTCCAAGGTCACTTTTGAACTTGGGGAAGCGCCAGACAAAACTGTTCAAGATACTTTTCCGGCTGATGTTCAAGCTGAAATTGATGCTGCTGAATTATTGCTATCAAAGAAAGCTGCCCGTGATGAAGCATTAAATAACTTAATTCATGATTTTGGCGATGACCGCATAATGCAAACAAGGCCAAAAGATGAATCAAATATAAGAAACGCCATCGAAGTTATGACAGCAAACAGCATGGCAACAATCGGCTGGATCATGAAAGATAATAAGAAATATGATGTGACGGTTGCTGAATTGCAAACTGCGCTGGCTTCTGGTCAAGGTCAAGCCTTGCTGATATGGGAGAATTTCAATCCATGATTAATTTAGATTATTTATATTTTTTCATTTTTGTATATATCCTGTTCTATGGAACATGGCTTTTCTATGTTGCATTTATGCACATCAAAGAGCATGAGCATCAAGTGAAGGATAAAATCGGCGCTCTCTGGTATGGCCTTTGGCCTTTCTTTATTCTTGCCTTGATTATGGATGTTTTATTCAATTTTGTGATTGGCACAATGATCTTTCTTGAGATCCCGCGTGAGCTTCTGTTCACTTCACGATGCCAGCGGCATTTGAAATCAAGCGGCTGGCGTTTGCGGAATGCTCACTTCGTTTGCACTTACTTATTGAATCCATTTGATGAGGGGCATTGTTAATGATCTTTTTAAGTGTAGGCCATCATCAAATTGCTCAAGGCGCTTCTTTTGGTGGCATCACTGAATATCAGCTTGCTTCAGAATGGGTTGATGAAATATTTTCCTTGCTTGGTAATAAGATCAACTATGTTCCACATGGAACACTCAAGGAAAAAGTTAATTATATTAATAACAATTTAACTGGTGAAGATTTGGCTGTTGAGCTTCATTTCAACTCAGCGAAACTCTGGCGCGATCAAAACGCAAATGGCGTGATTGATAATGGTGAAATGGTGCATGTTGGGCGTGGATCTGAAACACTCTATTATCCAAATAGCAAAACAGGCAACAAAGCTGCAAACGTCATTCAATCAGCAATGGCTTCTGTATTAAAACCCGATCGCGGTATTAAAGAAGGTTGGTATCAAATGAACCCAGCAAAGGGCGCTGATTTCTTTCTCAAGCGTACACGCTGCACTTCATTAATAATTGAGCCAGAATTTATTGATAATCTTGAGGTTTTAACACAGAATAAGCACATCGCTTGTACGGCAATTGCAACAGGATTGCTCGAAGCTCATCATGTTTTATTTGATAAGGATTAAAGATGTCTGGAGAGCCAAAAACGCATACCGCTGGGGAAGTTGAGATCATAAGAGCGATGGCGCGAGTTGAAACGCTACAATGTATGATGAATGATGATTTCAGAGATCATAAAAAAGAAGATGATGATCACTTTGGTAACCTATATGAGGCAGATAAAAAAATACTTGCTGAAGTGAAGCTAATCCCTGAGAGAATGACCGAATGCAGCGAGAAAATAAAAACAGAAACGCTACAGGTTGCAAGAAATGAATTTACATCAAAGGTTGAAATTGAGACATACAAGGGAACAGTCAAAGAATCAATGGCTGGTGTAAGAGGTTCAATTAAAACCACATCAATTGTGCTTGGCGTATTTCAAACTATACTTTTGCTGCTATTAGGTGCATGGTTAAAATCAAAGGGGCTAGGTTAATGACGCAGGCAAAAGTTGACAGTGATGTTCAGGGTGTAATAGCCAACACAAACGCAATATATCAGGCCATTCTCGATCTCTGGTCTATGACTCCGATTGAGTTAAAAATGTATATCATGATGATGTTTATGGTTTCTATACTTTTGCAGTATTATAAAAAATCATTTCTTACTGGGTGCAGCAAAAAAGAACGAATACAAAAACTCTGGAAAGTTTCATTTCCTTTGGGTGTAATCCTTGCGGCTATTTCATTTTATATTTATGAAGATAAAATCCACCTTGGGTATTTTGTTTTAACTGGTTTAACTGTTTCAACAATCTCAATGGGTGTTCACAGAGTCGTTGTTGATTATATTTGGCCAGCAATTAAAGCCGTGATCAGCGTCATTTGGTCACGAATTGTAGGAAAGCCAAAAGATGCCTAAAATATATGTTTATGCGTTTCTGGTTGTTGTTCTTATTGGTTTTATTAAGTGGTATTCAGATCGACAATATGATGCAGGGTATAATGCCCACAAATCTGAAGTTGCCGATTCAAAAGATGAAGCGGAAGCAGAAGACCAAAAAGATGTTAAGACAATAATCAAGTGGCGAACAAAAACAAAGGTTGAATACCGTGATCGAATCAAAAAAATCTATCTGGCAAAAGATCCTACTGGCTGCGCTGATACTAAGCTCACTGACATGGGTTTCAGGCTGTAGCTCAATAGGCTCTATTGATAAAAAGCCGGATGGTGCGCTAACACTCCCAATGGAGAAACAAGAGCTTGAGGCGGCTGATACGCCGCGCAGCTTGCTTGAAAAGTTTTATTTCAACCTGAATCAGATTGAAGATGGGAATCTGCGCTTTCAGTTAATCCGTGAATAACATCATATTCCTGTGCTGTGTTGGTAATTGCTAACCTCACGGCCTCTTTACGAAGTCTTTTTTCACAGCGATCCTTGTACCATACCGCGCCATAAGCAAAACCTAGAAAAAATATAATCACGCCTGAAACAGCGATCCCCCAATCCCAGTACCATTGCATAAATTCATTCATTTTTCATTTCCTTGATCTGTATCAAATTTAGTCTATTATAAAATTACTATATAACCATATAAGGTGATTCTTATGATGATTATTAAAACCACAAAAGATCTCAATGATTTCATTGTCAAATCAGGAATTAGCGAGCCTGAGAAAATTCTTGCCAAGCTGGAAGAAACAAAACAATTAATTTCTCCTAACATGGCAAAGCTCATCCTGACTAAAGCCGCTTAACGCCAAGCCATGCTTGACCACTGGCTAATCAGCTGATCTTTCTCAGCGGCTCTGTCGCGGCCTCTCTTTGTGTTTCTACAGCTCGCGCAAACGTCATGGCGAGATACGCCCTTTTTGCGCCAGTGATAATTGATTATCAGATCCGGTTCACCACATTTTGTGCAGTTTTTATGCGTTTCGATTAATTTCATTTTAAGCCCTCTTTGTATTGAACGGCTGGCCAAGTATTATTTGAGCGGCCAGATATTTTCTGTGCTTTTTATTTGTTGCCTGATTCAATATCCAGTGAATATTTCCGCTAGTGATAACCATGATCGGCGGCAATTTATACGGATCAAAAAATCCGCTTTCTGTACTGAATTTATATTTCTTTTCCATTTTAAGTCCCATCAATTAAAGGATTTAATTTTATTTTTTGCCATTAACTCATCCCTGATATGTATCAATAGATCATAATCATCGTTTCTGCCTGTCCGATCTTGCAGGATATTAACTTGCTCAACAAAATCATCCGCCTCGATTGCCGTTAATTCAATTGTATATTTTGATTCTTTTATTAATTTCATTTTAAGCCCTCATTTTTTATTTAAAATATCTTTCAATCCGCTCATCCCTGATTCATAGGCCGCTTTGTGAGCTGCCTTGTTTTCATCAGATTCAAGCAATCTTTCACGTTTTGTTTCACGATAGCATTCAGGAACATACCCGATCCCAAATTCATCAGCCTTTTTGCCTTCACAAAGCGCTCTGAAGGCCGGTAAGCTGGGCGGCCAATCATCTGACAAACTATCAAGGCCACTCTTGATCTGCTCTCCTGTAAGCCCTGATAAGCCCTGACTCCACTCTACAACTGCCACTTCTTCAATTCCCTCCATTGCTGAAGTGTGCTTATGTCCATATCGCGCCTGAAACTTTGCAAAAAGAGCGCTAACCCATGAGATCGGGATTCCCATGTTGTTTGATGTCTCGCTCTGCGATCTCTCTGAGCTTGTCTTGATGTTTTTTAGCGCGGCTTCTGTTGTCTGGTTGATTGTTTCCATTGTTATTCTCCTGCTTTAATTCAAAAACGCCTTTCCAGCCATTTTCAATTGATTGGTTTAATATGTGATTTGGATTGCCATTTAATTTCTCTAATTTTTTCATCATTAGATTTTTAGCGTGATCTGTCATTGGAGCTTTTAATTTTTGTCTATGCTCAAGAAATGATTTCCATGTGATTTCATCAATGTTATTTGGCAGCTCAAAAACAACGGCTTTTTTCTTTTGTTGTTTGTTTACATTGTTTTCATTGTTTACATTGTTGTTTGTGTTCACTTGCTGTTCACTTGCTGTTCTTTTGCTGTTCTTTTGCTGTTCATCCTTCTGATATGAATCGTAATTAACTATTGAAATCAAACGATATTTTGAGAATGTTTGTTGTTCAATTTGCTGTTCACTTTCAAACAGTTTTAAGAGCCTTTGAATTTTGCTTTCATTGATGCCAGTTTGAGCTGATAGTGATTTTCTACCAGTTAAAATACAGCCTCTCGGAATATCAATCATCTTATTCCCGATTAGAAACTTATTATTTTTGTGATTTGCAGATAATAGGATATGAATCCACAAATGGATCGCTTCAGAATCCTTGTAGAATGGCGAATCTTTTATTTTTCTGTGGATGGTAATCCAGCCTTGATCGATCATGATCACTCCTTTGTTAAAAAAATTTAATAAGAAGCGGATTATTCCTTTGACAGCCAATCATGTAAGCCTCATGATTGCACTTCTTGTGTTGATGCTTGCATGTTAATCGAACTAAGCCCTCGAATGCAAGCGCAAGAATAAGGTTTTACACCATTACCCTTTTCAAATTAATGGCTATTAGCCGCCTTTCTCCTAGAGGGCGGCTTTTTTTTGCCCGTCTTATATAGAATGAAAATAAATCAAAAATAAATTGAAATAATCCTTGATATTATACTCAGTAGGTATATACTTACTTCAACAACTAAGGAAATGAGGGCTTAAAAAATGAAAGATGTTAAGAATATGACAGATGATCAATTATGGAAATGGATTAATAAATCTATAACAACATGCAAAAATATATACTTGAATTATTCGTCATATGAGGCTGCTAGTTATAGCGATAATTTTTATAATGCTAGACAGCGATTTGATTTATGCGCTGAAGAATTTGATGCTAGGGGCTTAAAAAGCATTGATTTTTCATGCTATGAATATAACTCACTCTATATGTCTGATTTTTTTATAGATAGCATGGCTTAAAAAATAAATCAAAATAATCCTTGATATTATACTCAGGAGGTATATACTTACTTCAACAACTAAGGAAATCGAGGGAAATAAAATGTACGAACCAACCAATCAAGAATGGAAAGAATGGGAATCTTACTTTGCAGCTCAGGACTTAGGCGAGCTTGAAGATGTGCGCGAGTATGTTGATACCCACTGCATGCAAAATTGTTTTGACATCCCTAACGGTTCAGACTTTCTTTCTACTGCCATGCTCACATTAGGTAGTTATTTAGATGAGCCTGAAAATGCGCGTGAAGTATTTAATGCTTACCGCTCTGAAAATAACAGAAAATAATTGAGGGTTTAAAAATGAATATCACAGAAAAAGAAGCAGCGGTTTTTAAATTATTAGTTAGTAATTCTTATAACAACGGCGGTGATTTTGGTTTCACTGATGAAGTCAATCATGACGCGGCTGGAATCAACGGGAAAAGTTTTGCTGGAATTGTTGGCTCACTAGCGAAAAAAGGCTTGATTGCTGTTGAAGATGGACAATTTGCTGGCCAATACCAATTCACAGAAGAATCTGTTGAAGTATTCAATCAGCTTGGCTTAGATCCTTCTGAGCATGATCACTTATCATATTATTTGTAATTCGCCCCCACTGGCAAGGATGCCACCTATTAGGAGAGTAAAAATGAACATACTGCCAATAATCGCAAAGCGCCAAATGAAAATCAAAAAGTTAAGCCGCCAGATTGATGATCTCGATCTCTATGATGCCTTAACACTTGAAAACAAAATTGATGCTTATGTTTGGCTCAACTTCATTCTGGCTTGCTCAAATGATGGTCTGAATCCAGAAAAAGAAGAATTAATTGAAAATAGAGAGAGATAAACCTTGCAATTATACTCAGCGGGTATATAATGAACTCAACAACAACGAAAATTGAGGGCTTAAAATGAAACGATACCTGAAACAATCAAAAAGCAGATACCGCAAATCACAGAAAGAAACAAATGATTGCACTGTGATCGCAATGTCTATTGTATGCCGCTCAACTTACAAAGAAGCGCATGAGAAAATGAAGTTTGCTGGCCGTAAAAACGGAAAGGGCTTCAGGCTTGAACGGGGCTTTCAATTATTTCCAGCATTCAACTTCACCAAAGTTGAGAACCGTAAAAATACAACTTTGAAAACGAAAAGGCTTCGCCAGAAAAACGGCAGCAAATACACGCCAAAAACAATCGGCAAAAGATTGAAGCGCGGGTATTTCATTTGTATTACTCATGATCATGCCTTCGCTGTTGTGAATGGCGATGTTGAGGACTGGACAAATGGCCGGAATCATCACATCGATGAAGTTTTCAAGGTTGAGCGCAAGCGAGGCTATGGCAATGGATAAATTCACGGCAGAATATAAACCAAAGGACAACAGGCCAGATGAGCCGATCCTTATCGGGCGCAAATACTCACAAGCCAGAGTGTCAGTTGAAGATGCAAAAGAATTGATTGAGCAACTTGAGCAGGCTGTGAGCGTTGCATTTTTAGTTAGTAAGGGAGTTATGAAATATGAAAAATACTGATGGGTTAGTTTTAGACGGTTTAAAAATGAGTAGTATTCAGAAAGTGACTGAGAAAAAAATCAGCTCACTCACGATGCTTGAGCTTGATGTTATCTTTTGGCGGTTTCCAAAAGAAACAAAGCAAGATGTATTGACAGCAATACATGAAAGAGATCATGAGAAGCTTGGCGTGTTGATGTTAAATGCAATTCATCAGGTGAAGCAATTTGATACATGCAAGGAATATGACAATGGATAATATGATCTCAGCATGGATGGAGCTTGCACCAAAAAAATATGGTTCAATCTCGGCTGGTGTGAAATTCATTAACATGATCACTGGCTCAAAATTATGTTCAAGCAATATTTATGATATGCGAATCGGGAAAAGAAATGTGCCGCCTTCAATATCGCGCTTGATCATGAATGAGATTTTATTAACTGAATTAGAGAATGCAAAAGTTGAAACTGGTGGTGTTGATTTTGGCCGCTTGCGTGATCGTTTATGTGTTCCAGAGAGGGTTGAGAAATGAATCTAATCGTGAGTGATAAAGAATTATCATTGCTTATTCATGAATGTGGTGATTGCGGTGTTAGGATCGATTTTGGAACTTCAGGAACAATTCTGAAGAAAGACAATAATCCAAAAGTATTTGAAAAACTTGATGAAATAAGAGATTTGAGTGAGCTTGCTGAGTATCATCCTCAATTTGAATCTGTAATGTGCAAAGGAGATAGTGAGTGAGCTTATTCAAAGATCCACCATTAAGAAATAAAAAGTATACTGATTGGGTTAAGAGTTTGAATTGCTGTGTGTGTGAAGCGCCAGCTGACGATCCTCATCATGGCATCTCATTGGGTTATGGAGAATCAGGAACAGGCACAAAGGCTTGTGATCTACTCACAATGCCTCTATGCCGCCCCTGCCATAACAAGATGCACCTTGATAATGCTCAAGGCAATGAAATGAAAAGTGATCAATGGCGATACATTGCCAAAACACTACAAAAAGCCATCAAGGATGATGTCATTTTTGATTTATTGGTTTGAATGTCTTTGGATCAAATCCCAATTCACGGATCTTTTTCTGTCTGTGGGCTGGGATCTCATCCTTATGAATCCAGTTATATATTGTCTGTTTATGCTCTAAGCCTAAAACGCGTCGCGCATGAGCAATCGTGCCGAATGCGTCAACAATGGCTTGATGAAGCTCAGTTTTTTTGAGTGGGGTTGTTTCCATTTTATTTCACCTATTAAGTTGCAATTGATACTGTATGGGTATAATATAAACGTATTACTTTAATAAATCAAATGAGGGCTTAAAAATGAATGATATTGTAAAAATCAGCGATCCAGCTGAAAGAAAGAAATTGATCACAACACTTCAAAATAGTTTATATACAGGCGCAAAAACTGAATCAGTTGAAATGGTGCTTTCTTATTGTGAGGCGGCCGGATTAGATCCAATGCAGAAGCCGGTTCATATCGTTCCAATGAGCGTGAAAGATCCTCAAACAAATCAGTACGTTTTCCGTGATGTTGTGATGGCTGGGATCGGTTTATACCGTATTCAAGCAGATCGCTCTGGCACTTTGGCTGGCGCTTCTGAGCCTGAGTTTGGCGCTGATGTTACAGCAACATTCACTGATAAAAATAATAATTCTGTGTCAGTCACGTATCCTGAGTGGTGCAAAGTTTCCATGAAGAAATTGATCGGCAATCATATTGTTGAGTTTGTGGCCAAAGAGTATTGGCTTGAAAATTATGCAACTGATTCGCGTAATTCAAACGCGCCAAATGCAATGTGGAAAAAGCGCCCGAAAGGTCAACTTGTAAAATGTGCTGAAGCTCAAGCTCTCAGAAAGGGTTGGCCTGAAATCGGTCAAGCGCCTACGGCTGAAGAAATGGCTGGCAAAGAGATTGACATGGGCGATGCAGAAAGAACGGTTCACAGTGAACCAAAAGAAGTTGAGCAAGTTGTTTTACCTGTATACCCAGCCGATTTATTTGGTGAAAATCTAATAAAATGGAAGTCATTAATCAAGGAAGGCAAAAAAACCAAAGAAGACATTGTGAATATGGTTGAAACAAAATATACTTTGACAGTAGAACAAAAAGATCAAATTAAATAATAGAGGGCTTATAAAATGAAAACTTTAAATTTAGTTCAGGGATCCACTGAATGGCATAAGCATAGGGCTTCAAGCTATAACGCTTCTGAAGCTCCGGCAATGAAAGGCGCATCAAAGTATATGACGCGCGATCAATTGATTCATCAGCAAAAAACTGGCGAAACAAAAGCGATCGATCATTTTCTTCAAGAATTATTCGACAAAGGCCATGCAGCTGAAGCCGCTATTCGCCCACATATTGAAAAGATAGTTGGCGAAGATTTATATCCCGTCACTGGTGTTGAGTATATTGATGGCGTTCCATTATCGGCTTCATTCGATGGGCTGACATTGCTTGAAGATATTGTTTTTGAGCATAAGCTGTGGAATGAAAGGCTTGCTGCTAATATGAAAGCTGGGGTTATTGAAGCCCACTATAACTATCAGATTCAGCAACAATTAATGATCAGTAATGCAGATAAAGCAATTTTTGTGACTTCTGATGGCACTCCTGACAAAATGGAATATATTTGGGTTTACCCTAACAAAGAAATATTTGAAGAATTGTTGCATGGCTGGAAAAGGTTTGGCGATGATTTGGCAGCATACAAGCCAAAAGTTGAAGCTGTAAAGCCTGAAGCTGAAGCGATTATGGAATTGCCAGCAGTCAATATTCAAATCACTGGCGGCGTGAAAGATACTAATCTTGCAGTTTACAAAGAAAGCGCTGAATCATTTATTGCTTCAATTAATACCGATTTGAAAACTGATGAAGATTTTGCCAATGCTGAGAAAACAGTGATATTCTGTGAAGCGGCTGAAAAGAAACTTGATGCCGTGAAAGAGCAAGCGATTTCTCAAACAGCTGATATTGATGAGCTATTCAAAACACTGGATTTCCTGAAGCAGCAAATGAGAGCAAAGCGCCTTGATTTGAATAAATCAGTTACAACCAAAAAAGCTGAAATCAAAAAACAAATTATAGATAATGCGTTTGATGAGTTTTTAGAGTATGAGAAATCAACAAACAAAATGCTTGGTGACTCATATCTTAATACTGATCCTAGTTTTCATAGTGCGCTTAAAGGCAAAAAAACTGTTGCTTCATTACAATCAGCGGCGAATGATGAAGTTGCAAGGCTGAAGATTGAGATTGATAAACAGGCAAAACTTATCAAAACAAATCTCAATTCAATTCCAGCTGAGTATGATTTCTTATTCAAAGATTTGAGATTGATTGTGAATAAAGCTGAAGATGATTTTGTTTTGCTGGCGAAAACTCGCATTCAAGAATATAAAGATGCTGAAGCGGCAAAAGCTGAAGCTTTAAGAGTCGAGAATGAAAGACTGAAAGCTGAAGCTGAAAAAGAAACGCCAGCCACTGAATCTGAAGGCGGCGGGATTAATGGTGTTTCTGATTTATCTGAAATCAACCCTATTGAAACTCCAGCAACAAATCAGCGCAATAAAGAATATGAGCTTCATCTAACTGAAGAAATTAAACAATCATTAATCAATAACGGAATCGGAAAGCAAACAGCTCAGAAAGTTGCAAAACTAATTGTTGCTGGTGAAGTCGATCACGTTTCAATCTAAAGGAGAATTAAAATGAGCAATGAGAATTTAGCGGATATATTGCTTGAGATGGTTGAGCAGTATTGCCATGAGGATGAAAACGGGGTTTATGATAGCGGGTTTATCGGGGTGAACGCTGATGCTATTCGTGCGCTTATTGAATTAGGTTATATGACAAAGGTTCATGATGGTGGCGGTAGATGTGTACGGGCATCTAGGCATGGGATAACTATAAGCGGCATTAACCAAATAAGAACACTCAAAGAGGAAAATTGAAAATGGGAAAAGGTGTTAATAAAGTAATTTTGATCGGCAATTTAGGGCAAGATCCAGAAGTCAAATACATGCCGAACGGAAATGCTGTGGCAAATATCACAGTGGCAACTTCTGAAAGCTGGAAGGATAAAAACACGGGTGAAACAGTTGATAAAACTGAATGGCATCGTGTGGTATTTTTCCGGCGCTTGGCTGAAATTGTAGGAGAATACCTACGTAAAGGCTCAAAGATTTACATCGAAGGAAAGCTGAAAACGCGCAAATGGCAAGATAAAAATGGCGCGGATCACTGGACAACTGAAGTGATTGCCAATGAAATGCAAATGCTGGATTCAAAAGGCGGTGAATACGCTGGCAACAATCAAGCCGGTTCAGCAATTGATAACCAGCAAAGCCAGCCATCGGCCAGCCAGAGCGCTCCTGTTCCAGCCAGTGATGATTTTGATGATGATATTCCATTTTGATCAAGGGGGGTTCCTTGATCTTAATGTAATCGCGTGAGCGTGGGGAGCGGTCTGTTTGTGTTAGGCAGAACTCCCCAAATTTTAAGAGGGTCTAGATATGGCTGAAAAAGTATTTTTAACATCGTTAATTTTTACCTTTATTTTTTTATTGGTAATAAGAACAACGAAGGCAACTGATTATAATTATTATGTTGCGCTTATGATTTTAGCGTCATTTTTCTTTAGTTTTGGGGTTTTCATTACCTCAGCTTTATACATTATTTGGAGCTAAAAAAATGACAGAAGATGAAAAAATCAATGAAATCTCAACTTTCCTCGCAGAAAAAGAAGCGCTTGTTGAGGCACGTGAAAAAGTGCGTGAAGCTGCAAAAATTATCCGCAAAAAAGAAAATGAAATCACGGCTGAATTGCGGAAATATCGGCACAAAATAATTGCTGAAAAAGTTGATGTATCAATGGGAACACTTTTGAAAATAATTGAGTGGCTAAAAAATGAAAATAAACATTAAACCATTAAGCTCCAATCAGGCATGGAAGGGCAGGCGATTCAAGACTGATAAATACAAAGCATATGAAAATGCTTGCCTGCTGTCATTGCCAAAAATGAATATTCCAGATGGGGAGCTTGAGCTTTCAATCGCAATCGGCGTTTCAACAGCTGCATTTGATCTCGATAATTGCCTTAAACCGTTCATTGATATTCTCCAAAAGAAATATAAATTCAATGATAATCGGATTTATTCAATCACAGCATTGAAGCGCCTTGTTTCAAAAGGGGATGAGTTTATTGCCTTTGATATATATGAATGCTTCAAAACGCCCAGCTGGAAACAAAGAGAAGATCATTGTGAAAAATAATTGAAAATAAATGCAAAAAAGCCTTGATATTATACTTGGAGGGTATATACTGAACTCATCAAATCAATAAATCGAGGGCTTAAAAATGAAGGTTAAAAAACACAGCGAAAAATCTGTTCTTTATTATAAAAACGGTGAATATATCGGGTATATGACAGGTTCACGCGGAAACTGGGAGTTATTCTTGCCATCATCTAAAGTTGTTGGCTCTCACGTTTCTCACGGAAAATTCAAAACTCATAAGGCCGCTTATGATTACGCGATTAAATTATAAAAAGAGGGTTTAAAATATGGATTATCTTTTTAGTAATTTTCCAACCGCGATCAGCATTCTCGCTGTGCTCGGCATTATTTTTGTTGTAGTTATGGTGGTTGTATTATTTTTATTATATACGGCTTGTGACGAAGATTTTGAGATTATTGATCTCCGTGATGATATTCAGCCAGTTGGCACTAAGAGGTTGAAATATACCGATAACCATAAAAAGAGGGGGCTGGTATGAGTGTCCGTGAAAACAGTATTGATACATATATTGCCTTGAAAGATCATCTTTCTGGGCGCCAAGCTGAAGTGTATGAATACATCGAGAAAAACGGCAGATCAACTGAGCGCCAGATCAAAGATGGGCTTGGCTATAACGATATGAACGCCGTGAGGCCGCGTGTTACAGAATTAATTGAATCGGGCTTACTGATTGAAGGCATGAAAATCCGTGATGAGACAACAGGAAGGCCAGTGAGAACAATCCTGATTGATACCCAGTGCAATCATGAGCGATACAAGCAAGGCCGCCATATGACTTCTGAGAACGCCTACAAAGCAATGAAGGCCGGAAAGATCTGCTATATCGGCAAAGTGGTTCAGGAATGTGAAGAATGCGGAACAGATCTATCTCAGCACAAAGTTGTTCCTGTTATGACTCCAGACGAATATTTAAAAGATAGAGGGCTTTAATAATGGATAAGGGTGATCAATACGTTTGGAAATATCTGCTTGAGCATGGCGGGATCATAAAAGGATGGGAATATTTTGGCGGCTGTTTTTCGTTTGATGGCGAAAAAACGCACAAATGCATAAAAGCAATCAAAAAACACGGTATTGATTGGGAAAAATCAAAAGCGCCTAAAACTGACCATGAAGAAGAATTTGAAGGAACATTTGCCGATAATAGCCAAGTTAGTATTTTAATTGGCGAATTATGGGTTAATGGCATTCAATACAAATGGGGGATGAATTTACCTGAGCCAAAAGCCATCCTTGATTTTATTTCTGAATTATTGCCAGATATTGAGGTGAAATAATGGACGCATTCGCAAAAAGCAAAACGCCAAAAGAAGATCGGGATAAAAGGCAAACGCCTGTTGCAGTATTTGATCGGGTTCGGGATCTCCTGAATATGCCAATCACTCATGATGTTTGCGCTGAAGATCACACGGCAAAAGCTGGATCTTACTGGACAGAAGAAGATGATTCTCTTTCTAAAAATTGGTCATATGAGTTGCCTTCTCATCAAGTGATCTGGATGAATCCACCATATTCAGATCCGGCTACATGGTGCAAAAAAGCCTATGAGGAATCTCAGAATGGGTTAATTGTTGTCGGTTTGCTACCTGATGATCGCTCGACTAACTGGTATCAGAATTGGATTGAGGATAAAGCTCAACTTGTCTATGTGCCAAATAAGCGAATCAGCTTTGAAGATGGTGATGGTGTTCCGCAAAAAGGAAATCCGAAAGGCTCAATCATTCCCGTATGGATGCCCTTCACTTTTGACAAAACTCAATATGTGAGGTTTGAATTATGATTGAATTTCCAGATGTGATTATAAGATTGCTTGAATTGATTTGCTTCATTTATGCGTTGAGATATTGGATTATTGTTGTCGGCAAACTCTACATAAAAGAGCATATATCATCAACAATGATCTGGTACACAGCAATTTTCACTGGTTTGTTTTTAGATCTTGCTGGGGTGATAGCATGAAAGAATTTATCACAGAAGAAGAAGTTGAACGGGCGATCAATTATTTGGCGGCCTCATCAGAAGATTTTGCAAAATGGAAAGGCCGGATGAAGTTTCTTGAATTGCACAGAAAATCAGTGAGAGCCGCTGAAACTTTGCATGCTAGTGGGAAATCAATGGCTGAAAACAAAGAGCGCGGCGAGGCTTCAACAGCATATAAGAATATTCTTATTGAGTACCATGAAGCCGTTTATGAATTTGAATTGATTAATGCTTATCGGAACGCAGCTGAAGCAAAGATTGAGGCATGGCGTACAATCTCAAGCTCAAACAGGAGGGGGCATGTGTAGCAAAATACCCTATACAACAAAAGAAGAAGCCCTAAAGGATGCTAAAATTCTCAGGACAGCCAATAAGCATTTCAATAAACGCTCGAAAGTGAAGAAGGATGGCAAAAAATTAAGGCCGTATTATTGCCGGTTTTGTAATAATTGGCATTTAACAAGCCAGAAGATTAGAAATAAAAAAGGTGCGAAAGAATGAGTGAAGTGAAAAGCTGCTTGATGTGTAAGTGGTGCGCGTGGGATTGGGCTGGATCTAAATATATGTGCGAGAAGGATCGGCCAGAGTTTCCTGATGCTTGCCCTGTCTACAATGAGAGCGATCACAATATAAATCGGAAAAAGAATGAAAAAAATGCTGATTCTGGTTAATAAATGAGCAAAATAAGCAAATAAATATACTCAAGGGGTATACAACAGCTCAAAAGTGTATATAATTACTTACATCGAAACGAAAAACAACGAGGGCTTAAAAATGACAATACACAGCGTAACATTTGAATCAGCAACAAAAAAATTCATGATTGAAACCTATCGTGACAAATGTATTTTTGGCACATGGAGGGCATCAACTCAGGTTTATTTCAAAAAAGGATACCGCATCAAAGACGGTAAAATTGAAGTTAAGCACAGCGGCAAATGGTATGAGTTTGAAGAAGTGAGAGAATCATCAACCGATTACATTAAAAAATTAAATGATGAAATCGGATCAACTCACGGCGTATGCGGAAAATTCCGCTATATCTGCAAATAAGAGGGCTTAAAAATGATATACATGATCTATTGGGGCAACCATTACTTTGTTAAGCCAGATGGCCGCACAGTATCAGTGACCGATCAATCAATTCGCTGGCTGCTTTCTAATGAGCAGTCATTAATGAAGGCGGTGATTCATGAACGCAAAACAAGAAGCTGAGAAATCAAAGATTGAATTAGATATTTCACTTATGCGGATAAAGGAAGCTAAAGCCTTCAAGCTGCATCTGGATATGCATGGAGAAAGTGAAGCATCAAGAATTTTAGGTTATGTGCTTGATGAACTCGAAGCAACAGAGCGTAAGCTGGCTATGGCTAATGAAGAAAATGATGGCCTAAAAGACGTTATATCTGATTTTGAGCTTGATGAAATAAATCACAAAGGTTGTGTTAAAGAATTAGAGCGTAAGCTGGCTGAGGCTAATAAGGTGGTTGATGTGGCTAAAACTTTTGTCCATGTATTTGACAGAGAAGGTCAAACAATCCGGTTAAATCCAATGGATAAGAAATTTAGAAAAGCCCTATCAGATTACGAAGCGAGTAAGGAATACATAAGTCAGGAGGGAGAATGAAAAATAAACTCTATACAGTTAGAGCTTGTCGATGGGGTGATAGAGAAACTCATAGCTACATGGTTGGCGTTTATTCAAAGAAAGCCAAGGCAATGAAAGCCGCTGAAATTGAAGAAGATTATCGTGGTGGCAAATATGAGTGTGAAATTCAAGAATGGAATATTGATGAAGGTCTTGAAGGTAAAATGTTTGATGATATTGGAATGAAAGTAATTAAAGCGCTACCTGAAATCAATACTCTTGAGCAGCAGCAAACTAAAACCCAAACCAACGAATTAGAGGATAAGTGATGAGAGAACATAAATACAAAGGCTGGGACGGTAAAAAAATATTACCAGCGCAAGATTTAACTCAAAATGGAAAATGCTGGGAGTGGCTTGGTAAGTTTGACGTTGAATTAATACAGTTTACAGGAATGTATGACTGGCGAGGTAATGAAATTTACGAAGGTGCTATTGTTACCGTTCACCATGAATATGATGAAGACTGCAAAACAATCTGCAAGGTAAGATACAACGCTTTTGGAGAATACCCAGCATTTGATTTGTACAATAAAACAAGTAGAACGCGTTCAGGGCTGGAGAATTATTCACAAGAATTTAATAGCTTTAGTTGTCCTGAATATACGATTGAAGTAATCGGCAACATATACGAAAACCCTGAATTATTGGAATAGATTAAACAGTTATGGCGGATACTCCTGATATTTGGAGTATAAAATGGCAGCATAAAAACGCTGTGCCGCCACCTATTAAGTGAGTAAGGAGAAGTTATGAGTGATGAGTATTTATCAGAAATTTTAGCATACGCTAAAAAACTTAACTGGGATTATAAGCCAGCTTCATGGAAGGATATTGCAAAGCAACTCGAACAGGAAAACCAGAGGTTGAAAAGCATTGTTAATGAAGTCGGTCATTATTTTAAGCAACATAATAACAAGCACTATGATGGCGATAAGATGATAGCAATAGCACAGAATAAGGATAAACGAAGGTCAAAATTGACCGATTCATAGTATTAGAATATGCTTAATCACATAGTTTGTGACTATGGGAGAAGGCCGGTGGCTGGAAAAAAGAAAGTAAGCAAAAAAAAGGCTAAGAAAAAAGCCAAGAAAAAATCAGTTTCTAGGAAAAAAGTTGAATCAAAAGCTGAAGTTGATCCAGATTGGATTAATCCAAAAACCTTTGATCCAGAGGATATGCCTGAACTAACTGAGAAATCATTTATATATGTTTCAGGTTCACCAAAAGAAACGGGAAGGCCATCAAAAACAATCGTTTTGCATTCAGTGATGAAAATGGCATCTTATGGCTGTACTGAACAAGAAATTGGTTCAGCATTAGGTATGTTTAAAAACGCCATGACACGAGCAAAAGAAAACAATCCCATTCTACCGATTATCATTCAAGCTGGCCGCGATGATGGCACAATGAGCCTCAGAAGGATTCAACACAAGCTGGCATTAGCTGGAAGCGAAAGAATGCTGATCTGGTTAGGTCAAAACAGATTGAATCAAGCCGTTATTCCTGAGAAGCCTGAAGAAGAAGCTCCGCCACTCGCAATCTCATTTGAAGTTAAGCCGGCGGTGAATGAGGTTCAGACTACGAATGCTCGCCCTTAACGCTCCGCAGAATATATTTCTAAACGGCCTCAATACAAAATATCGATCGTATGTAGGCGGATTCGGATCTGGCAAAACTTTTATTGGTTGTCTGGATTTATTGATCTTCGCTGGCCAGCATCCAAAAATAAGGCAAGGCTACTTTGCGCCCACTTACCCCAGCATAAGAGACATTTTCTTTCCAACAATGGAAGAAGCTGGATATATGATGGGTTACGATGTTGTGACCAGAGAATCAAACAAAGAAGTACATCTATACAGAGGCCGCGCTTACTACGGAACAATAATTTGCCGATCAATGGATAACCCTGAATCCATTGTTGGTTTTAAGATTGCCAGAGCGCTTGTTGATGAAATTGATATATTGCCAGCCGACAAAGCAGATCGGGCGTGGAATAAGATTATAGCAAGGCTCAGGCTCAAGATTGATGGCATTGTTAATGGGATCGGTGTCACAACTACGCCAGAGGGCTTCAAATTCGTTTACCATAAATTCAAAGAAGATCCAACTGAATCATACTCAATGGTTCAGGCTTCAACGTATGAAAATGAAGAGTATTTGCCAGATGATTACATTTCCACATTAATTGAAACTTATACTGAAGAATTAGCAAACGCTTATATTCTTGGTCAATTCGTCAACTTAACTTCAGGTACAGTATTCAACAGATATAACCGCATTGAACACAGATCGCATGAATGGATACAGGAAAAAGAGCCGCTTAGGATCGGAATGGATTTCAATGTTACCAATATGAGTGCAGTTGTTTATGTTATGAGAAATCTGGAGTGGCACGCCGTTGAAGAATTATCTGGAATCTATGATACGCCAGCCATGATCAAAACAATCAAAGAAAAATATCCTGAACATCATATTCAAGTCTACCCAGATGCTTCAGGCGGAAGCCGCAAGACTGTTGATGCTTCAACTTCAGATATTGCATTGCTTGAGGCCGCTGGTTTTGTGGTATATGCTAACAAAAGCAATCCTTTGGTGAAGGATCGTGTAATTGCGACAAATCAAGCATTTGCTAAAGGGCTGCTTTACATCAATGATGAGAAGTGTCCTGAGTATGCAAGATGTATGGAACAGTTGGCATATGATAAGAATGGCGAGCCGGACAAGAAATCAAATATTGATCACTTGCCTGATGCTGGAACATATCCAATCGCCTACTCAATGCCTGTGGTGAAGCCTGTGGCTCAATTAGATGTAAAATTTGTGAGATAAAATATGCCAGTATCAAGCCAAAACTCAGAATATTCAAAAAACCTTTCAAAGTGGCAGTTAGTAAGAGACTGTAATGAGGGTTCAGATGCAATCAAATCACGAACAGGCGGCGCTAGTTCAGACCAAATAAAAGGCGAAGGCGGCACAGCCTATCTCCCAGCTCCAAATCCTACAGATGGATCAACTGAAAATAAGGCGAGGTATCGCGCATATCGAGATCGGGCAAACTTTGTGAATTTCACTGGCCACACGAAAGAAGGAATGGCTGGCCTCGTATTTAGAAAAGAAACTCAAGTTGAAACAGATCCATCAATTGAATATTTGATTAAAAATGCTAATGGTGGCGGCTTATCAACCGATCAGATGGTGAAAGATGTCGCTGGCGATGTTCTTTTAACTGGCCGATATGGTTTGCTAGTCGATTATCCTTCAGCTCCAGAAGGGCTTACAGAAGCTCAGGTGCAAGAATTAAACTTGAGAGCAAATATTCTGCCTTATCCGCCTGAATCAGTTATTAACTGGAGAACAACAGTTATTGGCGGAAAAACAACGCTTTCAATGGTTGTGCTTGTCGAGCCGACAGAAAAGGAAAACGAAGATTCATTTGAATGTGAAACAGTTGATTATCATCGTGTCTTATTGCTTGAAATGATTGATGGCAAGCTCACCTATATCCAAAAGATGTATGATGAGAATGATGAGGTGATTCTTTACTCGATGCCTGATTCAGAAGAAGCTATTGATTATATTATCCCGCGTGATTTCACTGGAAAGATCTGGCAAGAGATCCCTTTCACTTTTGTTGGTTCAATTAATAATGATCCGAAAGTGGATAAAGCGCCCTTATATGATATTGCTGAAGTGAATATTGCCCACTATCGAAACAGCGCTGACTTTGAAGAAAGCTCATTTCTAGTAGGGCAGCCAACTCCTGTGATCATGGGGTTGACTCAAGGCTGGGTTGATTCAAACATGAAGCATGGCATTCAATTAGGTTCACGCGCTGCAATCCTATTGCCTGAAACTGGAAGCGCTACATTGCTGCAAGCTGATTCAAATCAAATGCCTGAAAAAGGCATGGAGATGAAAGAGCAGCAAATGATTAAGATTGGAACACGGATCATTCAAGATCAAACAGGCAATGAAACGGCTGAAGCTGCAAAGATTCGTTTCACAGGTCAAAACTCAAAACTAGGCTCAATCATCAAGAATGTTGAGGGCGCGTTTATTCAATGCTATGAGTGGGCAAAGTTATTCATGGGTGGAACAAAAGAAACAACCGTGAATATTAATAAAGAATTTTACGATGCTTCAATCGATCCTCAGATGCTTGTTGCTCATATTCAATTAATGGATCGCGGCGTTATTGCAACAAAAGATATGCGCGATTTAATGCGGAAGGCCAATCTGATTGATTCAAGCCGCACAGATGATGAGATTGATGATGAAGCTGAAGAAACAAGCCCAATCGAATGAAAAGGAGCTAATAAATGAAATGGTTATTTGGTCATAACGGTTTGATATGGTGCGTGTATGCAAGCTATAAATATGTTCACCCTGTAGGCATAAAAGATCATTTTGATTTTATTGTTGAATTGCCTTTTGCTGTTTATCGTTATATGAGATTAAGAGCGAAAGGATAAGTGAGCACAACTCAATATCTCACTGATGCAGCTACACGCCATCAGGTGTTTTTGCAAAGATATGGCGCGGGTCAATCTAAAGAAGCCCAAAAAACACTGAACCGGCTCAGGCGTGAAATAAATGCACGATTAGCGCAAGAGCCAACTGTGTTTCAGCGGAACAGGCTTCAGTCTGTATTGAATGATGTTAATCAACTCTCAAAGGATGCCTTTGGCCAGATAACGCGCGGCACAATTCACGGCGCTCAAAAACTCGCACCAGTTGAGGCTTCGACTTCTGTTTCATTATTTAATAAAGCAACAAATGTTGAGGCCGGATTCACTATGCCAGCCGAATCAGCTTTGATTCAGTCTGTTATGGGATCAGCGATGGCGGTCAACACAGGTTCAGCCATTACAATTGAAAATGCCCTTCGGCAATTTGGAACGCGCAAAACTGAGCAGATCATGAGAGCCATTTCTGACGGCGTTTCTCTGGGTGATACTACGCCAATGATCTCAAAGAAAGTTGGCCAGATGATCAGCACATTACAGCGCCGCCAATTGGATGCACTTGTGAAAACAATCACAAATCACACTTCATCAATCGCTAGAAAGACTGTCTATGATGCCAATAATGATATTCTGAAAGGGTATCAATGGGTAGCAACTCTGGATAACAGAACAACCATGATCTGCGGTTCGCGTGATGGTAAAGTTTTCCCTGTTACAGAAGGATCTCCAATGCCTCCTGCTCATTGGAATTGCCGATCAACTACCATTCCAAAAGTGAAGCCTGAGTTTGATATTGGCTCAGAGAAAGGTGGAAAACGCCCATCTGTGGGCGCTACTGGAGCAAAACAAGTTTCATCACGCACTTCATATGGTGGCTGGCTAAAGAAACAGCCAATTGAGTTTGTTGATGAAGCGCTGGGCGTTGAAAGATCCAGATTATTCAGAGCTGGAAAATTAACCATTGATAAATTCGTTGATCCTACAGGCCGTGTATATACGCTTGGAGAATTGCAGCGCATGAATCCGATTGCATTTATTGAAGGCACAGTGGGCGAAGCGGCTGTTCCTGTTAAGCCTAAGCCTAAGCCGAAGCCTAAACCTAAAAAGAAAAAAGGCTTTGTGCTTGGTGATGATGTCACTGTTATGGGTGATCGCGCAGCCTATGAAAGAGAATTAAACAACAATCATCCAGATATGATTGCCCTCGCTGCAAAATTGCCAAAGCCTAAAACAATCAGGCCGCCAATGGATAAGAAAGGGAAATTGAGATCTGATGGTGGCGGCGCGTTTTACAGATCTTCAGAGTCGCTTGTTGTGGCTACTGCTGAGAAGCGCGGCGGAAACGTGCTGCGCCATGAATATGGCCATCATCTCGATTACATGCTTTACCCTGAATATAGAGGGTTTTCAATTAGTCACACTGATGAAGCATTTTTGAAAGCCTATAATGATGATAGGAAGTTGTTGGGATTACATCGAAGCAAGACAAAATTTGAAGCAATGGAGAAATTCCAGAGGCGATTTTATGATCTTGAAAAAGTTGAGCTTAGTTCAGGGCGCTCATACACAAAAGCTGAAATCAAAGATATTAATACAACAGGAATATCTGACAACTTTGATTCTTTGACATTCGGCCAGTTTCAAGATAATTACGGCGGCTATGGACACGGCAAGGCATATTACAAGCATAAACCAATGAGATACAAAGAGATTTTTGCTAATTTTTATTACTTGAAAGGCTCTGATCAATGGGAAACAGCGAAAGAATTATTCCCTAATTTGACCAGAGAATTTGATCGTATTGTTAAGGAGGCACTCAATGAGTGATTTTGATTATAGTGAATTGGTTGATCTACATACTGAAAAGCTAGGCGTTGCTCCAGTGATAACTGGCATCAACTGGAATACTCCAGACAAGGTGATCGAAGGCATTGATGCCGCTATTGAATCAGGTGTTCCATATGTTGAGGATGAGCCGCCTGAAGGCGATGATCTTTGATTAGTTGTCAACCATATTCATATATGCTTAAATAATAATTAATCTTGTGGATTAACGGTCTGTGACCATAGAGGAATAAGAAAATGTTGAATATTAAATATCGTTTAATGAACGAAGCTGGCGCTGGTGAAGGTGGTGGCGAAGGCGGATCTGAAGTTACAGTTGAGCAGCTTCAAGCTCAGATGGAAGAAATTCAGAAAAGCAATGAAGCTCTGAAATCGAAAAATGAAGAATTGCTTGGCGAAACTAAAAAGGCGAAGGCCGTTAGACGTGAAGCAGAAGAAGCAGCTCGAAAGGCTGCTGAAGAAAAAGCAAGAGCAGATGGTGATCATGAGCAGCTTTACAAATCAAGTGAAGCGGCACGGATTAAACTGCAAGAAGAATTAACTGGCATGAAAGGCAATATTGCCAAAGAAAAAGTGAACAACAAGGCCATGAAACTAGCAACTGAGCTGGCTGATGGTGCAAATGCTGAATTATTAAGTACCTTTATCAGTAAGCGGATCGCGCATACCGATGAAGGGCTAAAGGTCACAGATGAAAACGGCCAATTGACTGTTTCCACAATGGATGATCTAAAAGCTATTTTCAAAAATGATCCGCGATATGCGGCGTTATTGAAAGGAAATCAATCCTCTGGCGGCGGTGCTTCTGGTGGCTCAAATAGCGGCGGCGCTGCAAAACAAAAAACTCGTGCTGAATTTGAGGCACTAGATCCAGCCGCTAGAATGAAATTTATTCGAGATGGCGGCCAAACTGTTGACTAATTAAAGGACATTTAAAATGGCTGAAAATACTATAACCGCAATCTTACCTGACATCTATGAAGCGTTAGATGTTGTTTCCCGTGAATTAACTGGCTTGATCCCAGCTGTAACACTGGCGGCAAGCGCTGAACGTGCTGCAAAAGATCAGAATATCCAAGTTGATATTGCCCCAGAAATTGCTGCTGGTGATATTACTCCGGCGATGGTTGTACCTGATCCAACTGGATTAACTTCAACCCCGACAACTATCACAATCTCAAAAGAGCGCGCTGCTTCATTTGGATTCAATGGCAACGATCAGAAAGGTTTGGATACTGGCGTTGGCTACATGAATCATCGTGCTGGCAAAATTGCTCAAGCGATTCGCACAATTACAAATGAAGTTGAAACGGATCTTGGTGCGCTTCAATCTACATTTGGCGGCGCTTATGGTACTGCTGGCACAACTCCATTTGGTACTGCAAACGATTATACCGATGCTTCAAATGTATTGCGCATGTTGAAAGATCGTGGCGGTGATGTTGATCCTCAGTTGGTTATTGACACTCTCGCGGGTGCTAACTTCTTAGGTAAGCAATCGGCTGTTAATTCAGCTGGTACTGATTCAATGCTCCGTCAAGGCGTATTACTGGATCTTGCTGGTATGCCATTGCGTGAATCGGCTGCTGTACTTCAAGGTGTTACTGCTGGTACTGGCGCAAGCGCGACAACTGATGCAACTGGTTATGCTGTAGGCGCTAAAACTATCACTCTGGCTTCTGCTGGTACTGGTACAATTATCGCTGGCGATTTGGTGAGCTTTGCAGGCGATCCTGATAAGTACATGGTTGCAACTGGTGATTCTAATGTTGCCGATGGCGGCACTATTGTTCTTGTTACTGGTCTGAAGGTAGCTATTCCAGCGGCGGCAACTGCCATCACTGTTTCAGCGGCTTCAACTCGTAGCATGTGTTTTGCCCGTTCTGCATTGGTGCTTGCAACTCGCGCTCCAGCTCGACCAGAAGAAGGCGATATGGCTGAAGATGCAATGGTCATTACTGATCCGCGCTCTGGTTTATCTCTTGAGTTTGCAATGTACAAAGGCTATCGCAAAGTTCGATACGAAGTATCGGCTGCATGGGGTGTTAAAAACATCAAGCCTGAACACACGGCACTCTTATTAGGTTAAGAGCATCACAATTGCCTTCTCATTGAGAGGGCAATCTTGTTTGTTCATAAACCTACACGGGAGAAAAGAAATGCCAGTTAAAACTGTAAAAGTGAAACGTAAAGATCATCCGAATGATTTTGTTGTGATCAATGAATGCGATATGGCAAAAGATGATGAGCTTTTTGTTGAAAAACCTGCTGAAGCTCCAAAAGCATTGACTGTAAAACAACTTCAAAAAGAATTGAAAAAACTCAATGTTGAGTTTGATAAAAAAGCCGATCAGGAAACTTTGCAAAAGTTATTTGATGAGAATAAACCGGCTGAATAATGGCAAAAAATGGCTCTCATTTATCGGTGTCAAGCGATCAAGAGGGTGCAAACCCTCGGATCGTCACTGAAACTAATGGGCTGCCTATAAAATTACTTGATGGCAACAATAATCCATTAAGCTCCTATTACGATGCCTTAACAGATAAATATGTTCTGAATGTCCATGATGCTGATGTTCATAATCAAATAGTAAACAAATATTTACACATTCATTCTGGTGTTGCTACCACGCTGGCAGTTGCGACTATTGGTGATGGCGCAGAATATGAAATCACTGTTGCTGATGCTACTGGTTTCACTATTGGCGATTATATCCACGTCAACACAACCTCTGTTGAAACAACTCATCCACAAATCACAAATATTGTTGGCAATGTATTCACTTTAGATCGAAGGCTTGATAAAGCACATGCAATAGGCGATACAATCACGCTTGTTGCTCTTGATATGGCTGCTGTCGGCACAATGGCCAATCCGCTTGAGTATTGGACTGCGCCTGAAGCTGGAGAAGTGTGGCATATATGCCGGATACTCATCACAATGACACACGGCACAGCTGGCGATCTTGGTTTATTTGGTAATCTTAATCCATTAGCAAATGGTGTTCTGATTAGAGCAAAAGTAAGCGGCCAATATGGAACGCTAACAAATTGGAAAACTAATTCTGATATAAAAGCTGATATGTATGATGTTGATTTTGATACACGCTCAACAGGTGGCGGCACTTACGGCACATCAGGGCGCGGCTCATTCAATCGAGTTGGATCGGTGTTGCGATTAGATGGCGATCAAGGTGATCGGCTTGAGGTGTATATACAAGACAATCTTTCAGCATTAAACTTGTTTCAAATAAAAGCTCAAGGGCATCCAGAGGGATAGAAAATGGCAGTATTAGTGATTGAAGATGGCAGCGGAAAAGCAAATTCAAATTCCTATGTCACAGAAGCAGAATTGACAACGTATGCAACTGATCGCGGTGTCACATTAACGGCGGCTGATGATGCTGCAAAAGCAATCCTTTTGATTCAGGCAATGGATTATATTGAGTCGCTTAACTTTAAAGGTGATAAAGCAACCGAATCTCAGGCGCTCCAGTGGCCGCGTGTGGGCGTGATGATTGATGGGTATTATGTTGATTCAGATGAGATCCCTGAGCTGCTTAAACAAGCTCAGATGGAGAATGCCATTGGTATTGATTCGGGTGTCAATCCTTTGGCCAATGTTCCGCGTGAAACAATTAAGGAAAAAGTTGGGGATATTGAAGTTGAATATTCTTCAGGCGCTTTAAGTCAAACATATTTGAAAGCCGCTGAAACGAAAGCAGCGAAACTTGTGAAATCAAAAGGCTTTGCATATCGTGTCTGAATTTTACACAAATTTAAAAGCAACGGCTCTCAACTTACTAAAAGGCAAAGGCCAGCTTTTAACTCTAAGTCGTGAGGTTTCTAGTGGTTTCGATCCTGTTGCCGGTGAAAATACTTCATCAGTAAGTACATTTCAGGGTTATGGCGCTGCATTTAATTACAACAAAACTCAGATTGATGGCACGATCATTGAGTCTGGCGATATTCGTCTAATATTAGAGGCTACTGATACAGCTCCAGAATCAGGCGATGAGATAACAATTGACTCGATTATATATCGGGTAATGAGTGTTAAAGTTACCTCTCCCAGCGGTGTTCCCGTTATTTATGAGCTTCAATTGAGGAAATAATGAGCTTTAATAGCCAGATAAAGAGCTTTAATGATAAGACGCAAAAAGCAGCCAGCGCTGTTTTTCGTGGAACGGCTTTGTCTTTATTTGGGAAAATAGTCAAAAGAACGCCAGTGGGCAATCCTTCAACATGGAAAGGGAAAGCGCCGAAAGGTTATACTGGCGGCAGATTAAGAGCAAACTGGCAAGTGCAGATCAACACTCCGGCTGATGGTGAAATTAACAAAGAAGATAAGAATGGCGGGAAAACTATCAATAACGGAAACGCAAATATGGCTAGAGCCAAAATAGGTGATTCAATCTATATCACTAATAATTTGCCTTATGCTGATGTGATTGAGAACGGCAGAAGTGATCAAGCGCCATCTGGAATGGTGAAAGTGACCATTGCAGAATTTAAGAAAATTGTGGCAGATAAAGCGAGAAAAGAAAGAAAATGAGCATCTTTGTTGACATAAGCGCCGCCCTTGAAAGCCACTTGAATGATATGGTTGGGAAGCCTCCTGTCGCGTGGGAAAATTTTGAATATGAGCCGGAAATAGGGACGCTGTATATCAGGCCAACTTTAATTGCTGGCGATGTCAATCAGGCTTCTCTGGGTGATGCTGGTCAAGATATGAATATTGGAATATATCAAATTGATGTATTCTCAAAGGCGGGGCAAGGCAAAAAAGAAGCGCTTGAAATGGCTGATACAATAGCCGATCAATTCAAACGCGGAACGGATTTGACCTACAACGGGCGGAATGTAAGAATCAGATCAGTAAGTAGACAAGCGGCGATCAACAATGCTGATGGCTGGTATCAAATTATTCTTGAAATTAGCTATATTTCATATACAGAAGCGAGGACTTAACAAATGGCTAAAACAGCAACAGGCGCTCGTCACTCAATGGCCTATATTCCAGAAGTGACCTATGGAACAACTCCGGCAACTCCGACTTTTGATGATGTTCGTCATGTGTCAACTTCGCTGGGCTTGTCAAAAACAACATTTGAATCAACTGAATTGCGGGATGATCGACAAATCGCGCATTTCCGACACGGCAACAAATCTGTATCAGGTGATATTGGAATTGAATTGTCATATGGCAGTTTTGATGATTTCCTTGAAGCTGTGCTTTGTGGGACGTGGGCAACTGATACGCCTTCAGTTGGAACCGATCAGCTTCAAGTTGGAACAACTCGCCGCAGCTTCACTGTTGAGCGTAAGTTTGCGAATTTAACTGTTCCTGAATGGCACAGATACACTGGGGTTGAAATGAACACTTTCAATCTTTCAGTCGCTCCTGATGCAATGGTCACAGGCTCATTTGGCACGATTGCTCAAGATAGTTCAATTGGAACAGCTGAAATTGCTGGCGCAAGTTATAACGCAGCCTCAACAACTGAGCCATTTGATTCATTCAGCGGCACAATCACTGAAGGCGGATCGGCAATTGGCGTTGTGACTTCTCTTGAAATGACTCTCGAGAATGGCATCAACCCGCTGTTTGTTGTTGGTTCAGACGTGACTGAGGAGCCATCGATCGGAAAAAGCCGCGTGACAGGTACGCTTGGCGTATTTTTCCAGAGTAAAACATTGCTTGAGAAATTCATCAATGAAACAGCTTCAGCGCTGATCTTCACTTTAGTTGATCCGGTTGGCAATGAGTACAATTTCACTCTCCCAAATATCAAATACACAGGCGGTCAACCTGATGTTTCTGGTGAAGGTGAGGTAACAATCTCAATGCCTTTTACTGCTTTATATGACAGCACAGAAGGCTCAAATTTAACTATTGAACGTAACCCAATCTAAAAGGTAGAAATTAACCATGAATGTTGACGAACTCTATACTGTAGAGCGCCACAGCAAAGGTGCAAAAATGCAAGTTAATGATGAAAACGGCAAGCCACTTGATATGTTTTTAATCTTGGCTGGCGTTGATTCAAAGGCTTTCAGAAAAGCAAAGGCTGAAATGAGCCGTGAGATTTTAAAAGATCTTAAAGGTGATCATGAAGCATTGAGAGCTGAATCACTGGCCAAAGTGACTATTGGCTGGGAAGGCTTCAACTCTAAAGGGAAGCCGCTGGATTTCTCTAAGAAGCTGGCAAAACAGCTTTATATCAATGCGCCTTATGTCATGGATCAAGCTGATGGGTTTATTTTTAATCGCGTAAATTTTACCAAAAGTTAGCGAGTGAGATCTTAGAGTTTACTAAGTGGACAGCACACGCTAACGGATACAACAAAGAATCAAAAGTTAGACGAATAGACCAGTGGAAGCAGGTTCAAAAATCTTCAGGTTTTACGCCTGAAGAATTAGAGAATGAAGTTAAACTTCGGGAAGAATTGAAGTATTTATGGACTATATTCATAGAGCTTCGTGATGGTTGTGATAGTATTTCACATACTGATTTGAAACATTATCAAAGCAATACAGGGGCAAAACTTTCCTCATGGGAATGTTTGACCTTACTTGAGATCAATAGGACTTGGAATGTGAACAATGGCTGAAGATATTGCAAGACTAGGAATAAAGGTTGATTCTAAGGATATAGTCAAGGCCACAAAAAGCCTTGATAAACTTGAGCGTCAATCAAAAGATAATACCAAAGAAGCAAAAAAACTTTCCTCAGCTTTTTCTGGGCTTGGCACTATTGTTGGAGCGGCTGGCCTCGGATTAGCCTTCAAAAGTATAATCAGTCTAAGTATTGAGCAGGAGCGCGTTGTTAAGCAGCTTGATGCTGCAATAAAATCAACTGGCGGATCTGCCGGATTCACAACTCAAGAGCTTCAAGCTATGGCCGCCTCATTGCAGGGCGTGACCAATTATGGCGATGAAGCCATTTTGAGTATGCAATCAATCTTGCTTACTTTTACAAATCTCAAGGGTGATGTTTTACCAGCAACAACTGAAGCGGTGCTTGATCTTGCTGAGAGAATGGGAACTGATCTCAATTCTGCGGCGATTCAATTGGGTAAAGCGCTGAATGATCCTGTTGCAAATTTAAGCGCATTAAGCCGATCAGGAATACAGTTTTCAACTGATCAGAAAGATATGATCAAATCATTAGTTGAAACAAATCGGCTGGCTGATGCTCAAGCAATAATACTCAAGGAATTGAATGTTCAGTTTGGCGGATCTGCTAAAGCTGCGCGTGATACTTTTGGCGGCGCTCTCAAATCTCTGGGCAATGCCTTTGGTGATCTTTTAGAAGGTGATGATGGCAATTTGATTGAGGCCAAAAAAGCAACAGAAGAATTGATCAAAGTATTACAGGATGAGCAAACGAAACAAGCCTTTGCCGCAATCACAACTGGTGTGATCGGGATGGTGTCCAGTATTGTGAAAGGCATTAATGCTTTGAATGATTTTGGTGATGCAATAGGCCGGAATTTAGCGAATCTATTTGAGGGCGATGAAACGCCAATCAAAAAGCTAACTGATGAAATTAAACATCTTGAGCTAATCCAAAGTCGCGCCGCTGTGGGTTCAGATATGTGGAAAAATTCCACAGATCGACTAACAGAATCATATATAAAATTAAAAGCAATGCGTGAAGATATGGGGATCACTGGTGCTGGCGATCCGGCTCCAACTGATACTGGCGGCGGTGCTGGAGCAGATCCAACTCAAACAAAATTAGACACTAAACAGATCGAGTTAGATCAAATTGCTGAAATGGAAATGGATGCAATGCTGGACAAAGCGATCCGTGAGCAGGAAGAAATGGAAGCGCTCAGTGATCGCAATGAGCAAAAACTTGCTATTGAAATGGAATATTATGATCGCCTATTCAATATGCAAGCCGGATCTCAGCAGGCTGCTCTGGGCTTCACTGAGTCAATTAGACAGAATGATTATAAAGGCGCGTTAAAGCATGGATCATTAATGCTTTCTAATGCGGCAAAACAAAACAAAGAAGCGTTTGAGGTTCAAAAAGCCTTTGCTCTTGCGAATGCAATTGTCACATTGCCGTCAGCGGTAATGAAATCGTATGATAATGCTGGCGGCTATCCTTGGGGATTAATTCCGGCTGGCTTAATGTTGGCTCAAGGCTTAAATCAAATAAATACAATTAGATCAACTTCATTTGGAAGCAAGTCATCTTCAGGTGGTTCAATTGGTGGCGGCGGATCAACTTCGCCTTCAGCGCCAGTTGCTTCTGGCTTACCTGAAGGATCAACGGCGCTCCCTTCAGGCGGTGAGCAGCCAAGAGCGCAAGTGGTGAATATCACTCTAGAGGGTCACGGATACTCAAAAGAAAATACCCGTGAATTATTAGAGGCTATCAATGAAGAAATTGGCGATGGCGCAGAATTAAGAGTGGCAGGATAATGAGTGCATTTATAGGCTATACAAACTTAGTGAAATCTGGAACAGTCACAACAACAAGTGATGCTGCCGGATATGCAAAAGAAAACGCGCAAAGCTGGAAAACGTCAAGCTGGTGGAAGGCAAATGCAGCGGGAACAGTTTACTTTAATATTGATATGGGCGCGGCTGTTGATGTTGATTGCTGGGGCTTTGCTGGAAGCAATTTAAAAGATAACTCTGGCACAATACTCCCAGAATATTCTGCAACTGGCCTCTGGGCTGGTGAAGAAGTAAGCCTTGATTCGCTTCACACGCCAACAAAAAATGTGACTGTATTCAAAAAAGTTACAAGCGTAAATGCTCGATACTTCAGATTTGAGATCTCTAGTACAGGCGCGGCCTCATTATTTGCAAATCTTTTTCTAGGTGAAGCGCTTTCACTTGAACGCGGTCAACCTGTTGGCTTTGCTCCGGCAAACTTAAACAGAGATCGGAATATATTTAATAATATGTCACATGGCGGCGCTTACTTAGGGCGGATCTTACGTCACAATGGTTCAAAGATTAATATCCGCCAGCAAAAGATCACGCGCACTTGGATTGATGCAAACTGGGATGATCTTGCTGATCATATTGAATTGTATCCGTTCTATTTCTTATGGGATCAAGAAAACTACCCAACAGAAGCGGCGTATTGCATCGCTAATAAAATCAGGTATCCAGAGTATTCAGATACACTTAACTTGAATTTTTCTTTAGATTGCGCGGCCTTGTATGACATATGACACTAGCCGGATTGCCGATGTTAGAGTTCCTGTAACAGCGGTTGAGTTGTATCTGGATGATTGCGCTGAATCATTTGGCGTTTCTCCCTGTACGGCTTCAGGCGCAGCTGGATCTGAGTGCTATAATACTTTTGACACTTGTCAAGACACAGCAAACTTCAACAACACTGAAAAAACATATCGCTTTTATCAGCCAGTATCCAATTGGCCGATCGGTGAAATAGGTTATCCATGTTTAGAGAAAACCCCAACTTTCACGC